TGACAGGTGGGTATTCATAAATATCATTTAACTATTAACTCTTCCGGAGAATCAAATATTCCACTTTACAATCGGGGTTATCACAATAAAAATACGATCTCCCCTTTGCATGAATATGTCCCTTCTTACACTTCGGACATATTGGGAGTAAGCCTTGGCTTGCGTCAGAAAACATTTTTTGTCTAGCATTAAGTCTACTCATGACTTTGCGTCTATCTTCTGTCAAGCTACTCATATTCTACCTCCAAGGGAGTTCTGGATATAACTCTGTAACCTTTTTTATTGTAGACTTAATATCTTCAAGTGTCAACTCTTCATCTCGTTTTTCGTGGCGTTTCTCTTGCAGCATACATATCACTTCGCTTCTCTGAGATAATTCCAATGCTGATTTTCTATGAGTTGCTTCATGGATAATAATTTCAGCTGTTTTTTCGATAGTTTTTGTGACATCTGCAAATATTACTATCTCATCAGAAACAGGGTCATAATATCCATATCTAGAACCATCATCCTCATCTGTTCCATATTCCAAGCGAACTGATACATTATTTTCTAACAAGTAATTTAAAGCTTCTCTTCCTACCTTTGATTTATTCATATTCTTCATGATATTCCTTGGCTTAATGATGGCTTTAGAATTCATGTAATTAAAAGTTCCAAATATATACTCATGGTCTTTTAAGCGTCTTTCTGGTATCGATTTAGACTTAAAATTTTCAAAAAGCATGCCACGCATCGCTGCTCCGGAGTTCAACCATTCATCGTAATCGCTACGATCGGAATATACAGCCACGCTGCAGTGGCAGTACGGATGCATCGGCGGTGCGTTCTCTCCGGGGATCATCTTGTCTACGTCGAAGTGCTTCCCATCGAGTGCCTGGCAGATATCGCACGGATGTGGTCCTACAGCCAGGAACGTGTACTGCTTGAAATCCATCTTCTCAAAGCTCTGCTTCTGCGCCTCGATCTCGACCCTTGCAAGCTCCGTAACAGCAAGCCGCATGGCTGCCTTGCCTGCCTTCTTGAAGTCACCGGAGAAATGTTCCCGGATCTGCTGGGCGGCCTTTGCGGAGCTCTGCCCCTGGATCAGGGCTGATGTCAGGGACCGGTCAAGGGCTGCCTTCAGCTCCTGCTGATTGTTCCAGAGCCTCTGGGAGAATGTTGCTCCCTTGAATGACGCGTTCACAATACTCCCGGCTTCCTTCGCGTTCATACTGACGCTCTCCCCGAGGATGCCTGCCTGGCGCTCTGCCTCTGCCATCGCCGCGTCTGTCAGTTTGCTTCCAAGATAATTGCGAAGTTCTGCATAGCCGGCCGTGGTCTCAAGGCCGAGGCGGGATTTGAGCATCTCCAGCCGGTTGACCTTCATCGTGAGGTTATAGAGCCGCATCTGCTCGTTCTCCTCGTCCGTGAAGCTCCCGTAGGATACCTTCTTCCCTTCCTGGCGCATGGCAGCGCCGCGGGCCACAAGCTTCTTTGCGTAGCGCTCGTATTCCTCGATGTCGAGCTTGGAGACCCGCTTCTTCGCTTCTGCCAGGGAGATGCCGTCCTTGTCAGCGTACCGCTGCAGCCAGGCGTCGATCTGCAGATTGCACTCGTCGATCATCCGCTGGTTGATCGCGTCGATCTGTTTCTGCATCTCCTTCTCATCGGTGATCCGGTCCTTCCTGGCAGCCTCTTCCCGCTTTCTCCAGTACTCATCACTCTTCATTGTTCAGCCCGTTCATGACGCCGGCAGGGACGTCCGGATATTCTGCCTGCTCCCTTACCGTGGGACGGCTGACCGCTTCGTCCTCTTCCTCCTGCATGCGGTCCATCTCCTTCCTGGGATCATCCACAATGGACAGGACGGAGAGCTGCGTCTGTTTGCTGACCACGCCTTCCAGCTGTGCCGCCGTCTGCGCCTCATCAAGTATGTTCTGGGGATAATTCCTCGTGAACGTGTAGCTGACCTTCAGCCAGTCATCCGCATGGATGCCCTGAGCGGCTGAGATCGGGTTGGAGAAGATCAGCCTGTATCTGCGGTTCATGGCTGCCCGGAACTTCAGTTCCTTGGCCTGTGCCAGGTTGCTCATCGGCTGCAGCTTATACTTGAGCGCCACACCGGAAGCAGACCCGGCGAAGTTCTCATCTGAGATATCCGCCACCATGGAGATCTGGAAGATCAGCTTCTGCAAGCGCTCGATCAGGTTCTCCTGTGTCTCGTCGGAGCTGGGCTTCTGCAGGAACTGGGCGTCCAGGTCCCCGGCTCCGTCATCCGGGTCATCGGAATACAGGTTGATCAGCCGGTCATCCCGGATCCGCACGACCTCATCTTTGTCCAGCTTTACGCCGGTCACCTTCATGTAGGCATCGGCGAAGGCATCCACATCGTTGGCCTTCTCGGAAAGCGCCTTGTTGTATCCGTCTATCAGGTTAAGGACCGATTCGTAGATGGATGTGGCTTCCTCGTTCTCCTTGAACTCGACCGCAGGCACGCCGTCAAAGCCGTGGATCTTCGGCTCATCCTCCCATCGGTATCCTCCCATGTTCACGAAGTGCTGCACGACCTGGGCGTCTGACCAGGAGCCCCTCTCCACGTTCTCAGAGTCGCGGTAGTAACGGATGAAATACATAGGCCGCTCCAGTATGCTGTCATCTGTGACCAGGAAGCTCTGCATGGGGGAAACGTATGTCTCCCCGATATTTCCCTCCTCATCGATGTAATACATCTCATTGGCCAGTCCGTAGATGTCCGCCATCTTGGACAGCTCCACATTGTTCTCGTCCATGCCGTTGTACTGGTCGATCAGCTGGATATAGCCGTCTATCTTCTCATCATCAGAAGATGTCTTGATGGGGATGCCGCAGAAGAAACCGTTGAAGGTGTCCGTGATATATTTGGCAAAGTTCACTGCCAGCCGGTTGTCCGGCTTCCAGGCCTCCTTCGGCTGCATATGGAATATGCGGTAATCATTGGCATAGGCGTCATGCAGCTTCTGCAGCCTGCCCATGACGATCCCCTTATGCCTGGTGATCAGCTCCGCCAATAGCTCCGGAGTCATCTGTGAATATTCTGACTTGATAGAAAGCACTTAATATCCTCCCTTGAAGGTCTGGAGATGCCCTCCGGACCGTTTCCTCATATATTTCTCCATGCCGTAGCGCATGGCGTCCATCAGATGGTTGAAATCATCGACCGGCACGTTCAGCGTCCTGCCGAACCTGTCTTTGTCCCAGGTGTAATTGCTGATCTCCGTCAGGAAGTTCACGCATCTGGGATGGACAATGATCTCGAAATCCTGCAGGAACTGGATGCCGGCATTGACGGAATCCTTTCCCTTCTTAGCCGCGTGTACCCGGAGGCCGAAGCCCTTCAGCTCGTCAATGGACTTGGGCTCGGCGGAGTCTGCTGTGATGGATTCCTTGCCGTATCCCATATTCCGGATCCGCCCGCAGATCTCCCTGTTCGAGAGTCCTTTCTCGTAAAGCTCATCCCATACGAACAGCTTCCGCTGCTCAAGATCCGCAAAGCCGGCGAACAGCGCTGTCGGGTCGTTCGTGTAACCGAAGTCCAGCCCGAAGGCTGATACCAGGTCATATCTCCTGCGGATCTCCGCCAGGGAGAATTCCTGCTCTTTCCAGTTCTCGTAAACGAGGCCTTCCACGATTCCCCAGTTCCCGATCCCTGCCACCTGGTAACGTCTCGGGTTGTCCGCCTTCATCTTCTCAAAGACCTTCCGGTCGGCATCGTCCAGCCACTCGTTGCAGAGGTAATTCGTCGTGACCGCCAGCTTGTCCGCGCTGTCCGGGGCATCAAAAAAGCGCCGCTTTAACCAGCTGCGCTCATTCCATGGATTAAATGTTAATGTGATCTGTTTGAAGACACCCGACCCGCCGCGGATGGACTCGTCCAGGATGTTGAAATCATCTTCCCTTGAAAGCTCGTATGCCTCCTCGATCCAGCACCAGCAGAGCGTCCCGTGCTCCGCCGTCATGGATGTGATCTTCTGCGGATCGTCCAGGCCCCGGAAGAAGATCTTCTGCCCGGTCGGGATATAGGTCATTTCCAGCGGGGATTCCTTCACTTCCCACCAGCCGTCAACCTGCAGCCGGTGGATGGCCCATTTAAGCTGCGCGAAGCAGGAATCCTTCAGTGTCCTGTACACCTTCCGGATCACCAGCGTGTTCGCCTCCGGATACGCCATCATGTTCGTGATGACCCACAGTGCCGTCGTTGTGGACTTCTTGGAAGCACGGGAGCCTTTGCAGACCCGGTACCTGCCTTTGAACCGCCAGAAGGTTCCGTAGCCTTTTCCTACCACCTGCGGCAGGCTGACCTTAATCCTCGAGTTCATCTGTACCCGTGATCACCACCGGGACGGAGCCCGTGATGTTCAGGCTCTGGTTGTACCTGCCGTGCGCCCTCAGGATCATATCGGAGGCTTTCATCCTGTTCTGCATGGATACCGGCACTTCAACGACCTTGCCGTTGCTGGCAACGACCGTTTCCTTCTCTTCTCCCATAGCCACGCTGGAAAGGAAGGACAGGATCTCATCCGCGCTTGCGATCTTGGAAGAATGCATCTTCCGGATCTGCTCTGAAAGATATGCTGATATGTCAGGTTTTGTCAGGTTTTCTGACCCGACGCTCCTTGCCGTTTTCTTTCTGTACCCGGCCTCGATAGCGGCCTGCGTCGCGTTGCATCCGTTCGCCAGATAGGCATCACAGAATCTCCTCTGCTTTTCCGTCACAGCCCGCCATCTCCTTCCCGCCGGGCATAAATCTACCCATTCTCTAAACCCTCCCCCGGCATATCATCATACCGAAGGGCTCACTCATCCGCTCTTGTATCTGCCCAGCCGGGGCCGTACTTCTCTATGA